AAATATACTACCCCTGCTACCAATGTTTCCAATACTTTCCATAATAATTGTTTATCCATTTTTATTCCTCCTATTTTTTGATTTTTTTTAATTCTTCATCAGATAATAATTCAAAATGAGGTCCATCATAACTTCCTCTTTGAACTTCATCTTTTGTACTTCCATTTAAGTTCCAATCTGCTCCACGCCTTGCTTTTATTCCTAATTCTTTTGCACATTCTAAAAGAACTTCTCCAATTTCATTAAATTTTTCTGTATCATTCCAATCTTCTTGTTTAAATGGATATGGAATAAAATCAAATGCTCTACTAGGTGTTTCACAATGCTTACTATTCATTATTTTTGAAAAACCTTGTTTAATTTTTTTTCTCTGTTCCTCTGCTGTTCTATGTCCTTCAATTATAGTAAAATCAATTCTCTGTATAGCAAGATTTGCTATTTTTACTAAATCTGGATGACACCCTGCAAGATTGTCTAAACTTCTTTTACTGAACTTTCCCATTTTTTCCTCCTTTTATTTCCATTCAATAGATTCCAATTCTTCTAAAGATTTAGCTTTCATTGTTTTGGTTGCTATTGCCGTGTATTCCTCTTGTGCAGCAGTTCCTCTTAATATCCACAATAGATATATATGATTAATCTCTCCAAAACTAAAAGAATCTACTGAATTATCTTTTAATCTCCAATTAATTTTTAAATTTTGAATTACTTCTGATAATGTTGTCTTATCTTTTATAATTGTTTTTATCTTTTCTTCAAAACCTGCTGGAACTTCCACCTTTAAATATTTAACAGCTTCTATAATTGCTTTTGGATCATTGCTTGTTGTTGCTATATCTATTGCTGATTTTACTCTTAAGAAGTTGATTTCATCAGCTTCACCCATTTGAAAGATTTTTCCATTGTAATCAAAATCAGCATAAATTTTATTTAGCAAAACTTGTCTAAATTCTCTTCTTCTAATATGTTTTAAACCTTCTAGATCTAAATCCCATTTATTACTCTCCTTATTCCAAAAATGATATTTACTCGGCTGAGGAACTTTAACAAGTTTTTTATTTTTTATAAATTCACCAGGTTCTAGTTGAGTTTCTATCCCTTGTTCTATTCTTTCTTCTCTTGTCATTTCCATTAGTTCATTATTCTTGATTATTGGATATTGAAAATTCTTATCTGTTATGAACATATCATCAGTATATTCAGGAAAATAATTAAGTGGATTATTTTTAACATCTTCTAAACTGTTGGAATATACTGAATATTTTAATTCTGTACCTTTATAAAAATTTATTGTTTTCATTTTTTATTCCTCCTTTCATTTTTTATTAGGATACTTATTTCATCATAAGTGAATCTGTATAGATTGGAAAATCTAATCAGTCTTAAAAACACAGGAAATTGCAATGAAGTTTTTAATGACTGTTTAATTGGGATAGAACATTGGTCAGGAAGTCTTTTAAGAAATAAACCAGCACAAGATAATACAAATATAGGAACTTTGATAACTTTTAATGTTGGCAGAAAAACTCAGATATATATAAGCTCAACAGGAGTTTATACAAGAGTTAACCAAGCAACTCAAGATGAAAATACATGGACACCTTGGGTTAAATTAAGTTAATTTTTCTCCATTGGTTAAAACCAGTATTAGCACCTGTTTTAGCTCTAAAAAATATAAGTCCTTTGAAACTATATAAAATCTGTTGACAGTAAGCACCATTTTCTAGCGAAAAAACAAGTAAATAAAAAGCTCTTCCCTCATTGTGATTCAATTCAGTTGGAATATTTATAATATTATTTGACCAACCTGAGGAAGTATAAAACCCTGGCTCTATAATATTATTCAAATCTACATTATTAATTTGTGCTAAACTTAGCTTTGTTTTTTCCTCTTTAGTTGTGTATAAATTTTCCAATCTCTCAAGAATTGAACCATTATCAAATGGAATATAATTATTAATATTTGGAGATATATCACTATTATTATTTTTACAAATATATAGCTTTCTTGTATTATTATCCCAATATGCTTTACCAGATGTTTTTAATCCTGATTCATTTAATATCCCACCATAATCTTTTCCCATCATCTGAGTAAACTTATTTCCTTCTAGCACTGTCCCTTCTTCTGTTCCATACTTAACGATTCCATATTGCTCAGCTGAAGCATAATCAGTTTTATTTACTTTTTTACTCATTCCTTCATTGAACTCTTGAAGTGTTATATAACTATGTAAATCAATGTTAGCCTCTACTTTTGTTCCACTTGTAATGTTAAAATAAATAACTATTACAAAAGAATGAGGACTATCTTTCATCAATGGAATATAATCATATTTATCTCCAGCATTTGCATAAGCATAAAGGATTTCATCTCCTTCATTGCCTCTTGCATAAAGTCCTATTTCTCTAAATATTTTATCCTCTCTTAGTCCAGCATTAGAAAATTGAAGTTCAATAGCTACTATATTATTTTCATCTCCTTGTATTTTGCAACTAGCAACATTAGCTGTTCCCCATTCTTCTTTTACATCTGTTAAGAATCTAATCTCATCATTTGAAGTTATTGAACCACTTCCTAACTTTGCTTTTGTAAAAGTTAAAGTTTCAGATAAGTTTCCATTTATCTTTGCTTGAAGTTGTTCACCTTTTTTTGTTAGCTTTAAGCCTTCAAAATAACTCATTATGTAGTCCCTCCTATTTGAATTATCTTAGTAAACCCTATCCCTTGAGCTATATTCAATTCTGAATTTATCCTCATAGTTTGATCTAGTTTAAAATCAGCTTTTATCTCTATTTTTTTTATACTCTCAACTATTGATGAGTAGTATTTATTACTTTTATTATTGATTATTTCAAGTTCCCAATACATTCTTGCCCCAGCTTCACAAACTTTATTTAAATCAGGCATTTTATTAATAACTTTCAAGTCATCAACCATATTTACTTTAAATAGCTGGCTTGCTACTTCTTGTAATGGTCTGGTCTTTAATTTTGTAACTTCTTTATTAGTAAGTTCTCTTGTTAATGAAAGTAAAAACTCCGTATTGGGTAATCCATCAAGTGCCATTTTTTTAATAATCAATGCTTGTCTATAAGTTTCATCATCTCGACCATTTCTCTTTTCATCATATCTTTCCCCCATAAAATCTAAGAATATCCCTGAACATTTTAATAGTGATGTTTGATTTTTTAAGTCCTCTATTAAGGCATTTATGTACTCAATAACAGGCTTCAAGGTCTTATAAAATTTAATTGTATTTTCCTTTTGAAAATGTAAAGGTAAACCCTTTATAACCTCATCTATCATGATATTCTCCCAGCACTCTTTGGTATTTCATTAAAGTTTAATTGAATTGAATTACTCCAAATAAGAGTACTTTTTTTTCTAAACTTTAAATCAAAATCAGTGTATTTATAGTTTTTATTGTAAAGATATTCATATAAGAATGTCCCATTTGATAGTAAAGCCCCTATCCCAGCTTCATTAATGTACTCATCAATTAAGTTTTTGATTTTCAATTCATCAGCACTTTTTATATCCAATTTATATTCAATTTCTGTTTGAGTTGGTCTGTCAAATCTTATAACTTCATAATGATTTGGTACAGATGTTGGAACATTTACAACAACACTTCCCCTTGTATCAGGTGTATGAATGTGCATATAAATAGCATGTGCTATTTCTTCTTTTATTCCTCCATCTACAACTATCCAAATGCTTTTTGGAGAAAGTCCAAAACTGTCAATGTTCATTGTATTATTTCTTATCCCATTAGCACTTTTCACTCCTGGTAATTTTCTAATAGCATTTAAAATAGGCAATAAAGCCCATTCTCCTTTACTATTTCCAGCTAAATATCTTTTTAAATACTCATAATCAGTTTCAGAAGAAAGCCCACCTTCTCCAATTTCTGTATTTTGTACATCTACTATTGAAGCTGGTGCTTTTATAACTTTTTCAATTTTATTATTTTGAATGTTTCCTTCCTCTCCATCGAACAGGCTTTGAAATAGTATTGTCTTACTCTTTGAAGAATCCACCTCAAACCTTTCTATGTTTTCATATCTTGTCCCATTTTCTGCTTGGATAATAATATCCCCCTGTATTACATCAACAAAACCTGTTGCTGTAACTTTACAATGTACTTGTGCTTTTGTTCCAAACCGTCTAGGAAAAAAATATAATAAATTGTCTAATTCTTCATTTTGTGCATTATAAATATTTAATCCTCTTGCTATTGAAATAATCTTATCTTCCAAATAAGAACAAAGGTATATAAAAGGTGCTGCTAGTTTATAATAATCACCAGTTGACTCAACATTGAAATCACTCCCAAAGTTTTCCTTTTTTTGTGCCTCTTTTTGTGCTAACTCCATAAGCCCTTGAAAGCCTTTTGTTTCAAATTTATCCACTGATAATCACCTCTTTTTCTATATCATTGTGTTCTTTATGAGTTATATAAATCTTTGCTTTTAAAGTTCTTTCTTCCTCAGAAATTATTTGACAACTAACTGATTCTATTTCACTTCTAAACCATTCTTGTAACTTTCTGCAAATATGTTCAAGTTTATACTCAGCCACATCTTGTTCATTTATTATTCTTATATCAAGTCCTAAATTTTCATCATAAAAGCACTCTATTGAGTATATTTTTAAAGAGTTTACTACTCTTTGCCAAAACTCTTCTATTCCTGAAATAGTTGAAAAGTTAATATCTCCATCATTCATTTTTATAGCTTTCATTAAACTACTCCTCCACTTGTGTCATTTCCTTTTGCTATTCCTGAGTGTCTATGATTTTTTAAACTCTTATCCATTTGTGTTGTATTTCCTTTTTGAGTAGTATCTCCAGTTATTTCAACATTCCCTTTTTGACTAGAATTTCCTTTTAAATCAATATTTCCTTCCTCTAATCTATCTCCAATAATTCTAATATCAGAAGGAAATTCAAGACTTTCAGTAGCATTTGGGATTGTGAAAGGTAAAATAAAACCATTATTTAAATTATTCCTTCTATTTGAATCCATAACATCATGAGAACCTTGACTTATATATGAAGAAATATCAAAAGTTAATATAAAATACGGCATTATATCCCCTTCTTTGATATTCCAGTCAATATGGTCTTTACTATCTCCAAATAATGCGACTGGAACATTACGGAGTACAGGCAAAGCAACTCCATTGGGACTAAACAAAGGCTCAGCATCTACAAATCTACCCTTTCTTATTTTTTGTATTTTTACTAGAATTATCCTTATGTTTTCCATCATCTTTCATCACTTTTACTCCTAGTTTCATATTCCAACTATCATTTAAAGAAATATTTACCTCTTCAACTTGCATAAACCCACTGACATCATCACTTGAAACATATATAATATCTCCTTTTTTTATATAGTGAATTGGGAAACATTCAACAGTATAATCATATTTATTGCTTTCTTTTACAGTTTTCTTTTTCTTTTCTTTACTCCATTTTTCATCTTTTTTACTATCAGTTTTTTTATTATCTGACTTTTTATTTACTTTTGTTTCCTTTTCCTGCTTTTCAACAGCTTCAGGATTATGTATCAAACCACTTTCAAAAGTTAAATAAATAGCTTGATTTTTCTGCTTATCTGTATAAATGTAAAGATCATCACCTTTTAATATCATTTTACTTTCAGAATCTCCAACTAACTCTTTTAACTCCTGAAAACCTTGACTATAACAAGTAAAACCATTTGTATAAACTTTGTCTTTATTTAGATCCATAGAAATAAGATTTAAACCTAATTCCTTAGTAACTTCTTTAATAGCTTCTGATATTCTTACATTCCCATCTAAACTAATAGAAACTATTTTACTGCTATTCTTAGTTCTTTCTGAACAAGTTAGCTCTTGAACAAAAGAAGCTCCATCTCTTGTTTTTTTCTTTTTAATAACTTCATACTTAGAATAATATCCAATATCAGACTCATAACCAAACCAAAGCTCTATCTCACTTCCTACCTCTATGTCTTGACTTAAATTGTATATTTTAAATGTTCCTACTCCTACTTTCCCTTCTTCTCCACTTTTTACCTCAACATCAAACTTTAATCCATTATTATTATGATCATTTATTTTTACTCCATTTATAACAAGGTATGAATTTCTTGGGAAAATAGGTCTATTTGCTATAAATTCCATTATTCCTCCACTAAAAGTTCAATTTTATCTATATTTTCATAATCAATTTTTACTGCTTTTCTATCCAAAGTATTAGGAATAATATACTTTTGAGGATATTTTTTATTAAAGTTTCCTTTTTCATCAACTAATTTATTAAACCAAAGTGGAATACCAAATAAAATAGGCTCATTTGGATATATTAAACTATTCTCAATATCATACAGTGTTACATATACCCTTTTATCATAAGAATTATATGTAAATTCAAATTGAAAGGTTGTCCCTGCAATAGTTACATCAGTTATATATGGAATTGATTCTTTCATTATATTTATTTTCATCCTTATGCTCCTGGTAATTTTATATGCTCACTTTGTAAATCTCCTTCCCAATCTTTTTTTTCACTAACCTTATTTTTTGCTTTTGTTGTTGCTATTGTTTTAATTTTTGTTTTTTTTCTTACTACAGGTTTAGCTTTTTTACTAGGTGCTGGTATCATAGAAATATGAGCAATTTTTATTTCAACTAAGGAAATTGTGAACTCTGTATAGTATAAAGAAGTTATTGTGTTTTCTATACTTGTGATAGCCATACTTTTATATAACTTAACCATATACAAGTCCACAAGTTCTCTTTTATTTCTAAGTTCTATAACTTTTTCAAAAATTTCTTTGTGATTAGCTCCAACAATTTGAACTTTGAAAGATAATTCCAAAGGGTTTGGTGTTATATTATCAGCTATTTGAGTCCCATCATCTATTGGAACTGTTGGAACATCATTAGAATAGCTTTCAGACACATCAGAAACTAATTGAAGCTGGATATTTCCTAATAAAATAGGTGGAGTTTTTTTTATATGATTGTCAATTTGATTAGACAATGAGTTAGCACTGCTTAAAAAACTACTTACTTTACTCATCAAATTTGTTATTGAAAACATCTATATATCACCTTTTGCAATCTCATTTTGTAGCATAAAATCTTCCAATTTCTCTGCTATTATTTCTCCTACTTTATTCCAGTCAGTTTCAATTTTTGGAGTTGAAGGTATATTTATAGTAAGATTTAATATAACTTTTCTATCAGATTTATTAGAACTTTTACTACTTGTTGAACTCTTTACATCTGAAAAACTATTATTTTCTACATTTGAATAATTGTTATTTTCTTCAGCAGTTAGTACTCTTTCTCCCTTATGAAGTTCAGCTATATAGCCATCGAAAGGGACATAGTCAAGTCCTGTTTTATGTGTTCCGTCTAATACAGGAGTATCTTCAAAATATACTCTTTCAGTTGTTGTTTTCTTCTCTCCACTATCATTAAAAAACCAAGATATACCTGGCAATGATTTTATTTTTTGCCCTAAGTTTGAGAAAAATCCTTTAATATTTTCCCAAATTTTAGCAACATAATCTAATATAAAATCAAAAGCTGAAGCAGCAGTTGACTTCATTGTCTCCCACACTTCTTTTAATTTATCTATTAGTTTAAAAAATACATCAACAGCTTTGTCCTTTAAACCTACAAAAAATCCACCTATATCAAGTATTTTGTTATATAAATAACTTCCTAACTCTGCAAATTTAGCTTTTATTAAATCCCAATTTTGTATTATTAACTTTCCAACTGTAATAATTAATCCTATTGGACTAAGCCACATAAATATTTTTTTACCAATATCCCATAATGCTTTACCAAATGCTTTTATTTTAGCCCATAATGAAGCTAATTTAGCTTTTATTAAGTCCCAATTTTTTACTAATAATTTCCCTAGTTTTATTATTAAACCTATTCCTGAAAAAAGTAGAAATACTTTAACAAAACCTTTGATTTTATCCCAAAGTAACATTAGCTTTTCTTTTACTAAATCCCAGTTTCTATATAATAAAACTCCAATAGCTATTACAGCCCCTATTCCAAACATAATAGGATTAAAAGAAAAAGCTGATAATGCTGTTTTTAATGCTCCAATTAAAACTATTACTTTATTAATTACAAAAAGCCCAGTTATTGCACTTGCCAAAGGAATTAAAACTTCTTTCCACTTAACAACAAAATCTATTACTTTTCCACCAATGTTTATTATTTCTCCAAAGATATTAGATAGCTTTTCTGCCCATCTAGTAAAAGTTCCGTCTTCTTGAAATTTTATAAGAGTATTAGCAAATGGAATAATAACCTTATCTCTAAGAATTTGAAATGGAGAGTTTTCAACTATATCTCCAAATTCATTAACTCCTGCCAATGTTGAAAGTGTTGACTTAGCAGCCCCTGATATAGTTGATAATCCTCCTCTAAATGTTTTGGCTTGTTTTTCCATTGCTCCACCAAAACGAGAGTCCATCATTTCAAACAAAGTCTTATTAAATAGCTCCATATCTTTAATTTGTCCTTTATTATTAAAGATTTCTAAACCTTTACTTTTTCCAAAGTCAGCTATCATATTTTTAGTTATTCCAAACTCTTTTAATCTTTCAAGCTCTCCAGTTCTTGCATCAGCAACAGCTTCAATTGCCTGGTCAAAACTTTTGCTCATTCCTGAAGCCATGTCCCCAATCATTTCTAAATAGGTCCTATTAGTAGTCTTTAAAATCCTATCTCCTTCAATCCCATAAGATTGAAGTTTTGTCATTCCTCCAACTACTTCTTCTGTTTCAAATGGTGTTTTATTTGCAAACCTACTTGCCCAAGCTAATTTTTTTCTTGCTACATTTGGGTCTTTCAAAACAGTTTCAAGGGTATTTCTATACTGTTCAATGTTTGCAGCACCTTCGATAGCAGTCTTTATTGTAAAACCTGCTGCTAATGCTCCAGCAATTCTTTTTATTATTCCAAAAAATGTGTTAGCTTTCTGTTGACTAGCTTCAAATTGCCGTTGAGCATAATTTCCAAATCGTCCTAGTCCATTACGAATTTTAGTAAATCCATTTCTTAGTTTTGAAATAGCAGGAAAGTTAGCTACAATCTTAGCTTTTAATGTACTAAAAGTTGAACTTATTTTATTTTTAAAATTGACTATACTTTGCTTTACTGAATTAATTTTATTTTTTAAATCACTAAATGCTGAACTTATTGAGTTCTTAGCAGTATTCATGCTATTTTTTAAAGCGTCAATTTGTGCATCAATTTTTTTTAAAGAATCAAGTCCATCTCCTATCACTTTAAAAGCCAATGTTAATTGCTCAAGCATAGCTAAACTCTCCTCCTTTCTAACTTTTATTTTTTCTTTTAACATAATTAGCCCAAGCTAATTGTAAAAGCATATACTCCTCATAACATAATTCCCCAACAGGTTTATTAAAGTATGAAATTTTAGATTCAAAGCAAATGTCAAACCTTCCTTGTTTAATTTCCCTTATTTTCTCCAAAGTTCTTAATGAATAGAAAGGGTGTTTGCTGAAATTCTGTAATAACATTGACCATTGTTAATAAAGCCTCTTGATCCATATTAAAAAATTCTATATCTCTTGCTTCAGCTGGTTGAGCTACAAAAGTTGTCAATAACTCTTTTGCTGTTGTTAATTCATCTTTTTTGGCTGAAAGTTTAAAAAATGTATCTGTTGAAACTCTTTCTACTCTGAAAGATCTGTCCATTGTTTTAAAATCTTTTCCAGTCATCATAAGATCAAATTCCAAAGCTCCTAAACCATCAGTTTTAAAAATTACATTTGAAACATTTTTATTTTTTAATTTTTCTAAAAATTCTTTATTTTTTA